CGGGGCCATTCTTAATCCTGGTTGCAGATTTTTTGACAAAAGGATAGGACAATCAACTACACTTACTGGTCGTACTATTGTTAAACATATGAGTGCAGAAGTAAACAAAGTAATTACAGGTGAATACGATCATGTAGGCAAAGCAATTATATACGGTGATACAGACTCGGTTTACTTTAGTGCATATCCTGTATTAAAAGATGATATTGACGAAGGAAAAATTCCTTTTGATAAAGATACTGTGGTAACACTGTATGATCAAGTTTGCGAAGCGGCTAATACTACATTTTCAGACTTTATGGGTGAAGCATTTCATTGTCCAAAAAGTCGTGCAGAAGTTATTGCCGCTGGTAGAGAAATTGTAGCACAAAGCGGACTGTATATTACTAAGAAGCGTTATGCGGCACTAGTTTATGATAACGAAGGCTTTAGAACAGACACAGATGGAAAACCAGGCAAAGTAAAAGCAATGGGCTTAGACTTGAGGCGTTCAGATACTCCTGTGTTTATGCAAGAGTTTCTAAGTGAAATTCTTCTTATGGTGCTTACAGATGTTCCACAAGAAGAAGTACTTGAACGTATAACTGTATTTAGAAAAGAGTTTGAAAATCGTCCAGGTTGGGAGAAAGGTTCGCCTAAACGTGCAAACAAGATTGGACACTATCAGAGACTAGAGCAAAAACAAGGCAAGGCAAATATGCCAGGCCACGTACGAGCAAGCATCAACTGGAATACACTAAAACGTATGAACGGTGACAAGTATTCGCAAGAAATTGTAGATGGTATGAAAGTTATTGTATGCAAATTAAAACAGAATCCTTTAGGTTATACAAGTGTCGCTTATCCAACAGATGAGCTGCGTATTCCTGAATGGTTTAAAGAACTGCCATTTGATGATTCAGCAATGGCAGAAACAATTATCGATAACAAACTTGGAAACTTAATTGGTGTGTTAGACTATCCGCTAGAAGATACAAAGCAACACAATACATTTAACAGTTTGTTTGACTTTGGAGAGTAATATGAAAGTAAAAATGGAAATAGAAATTGATACAGAAAGAGATCAAGATCTAGCAACTATACGAGAGCTTATAGAAATGCTAAGAGCTTTAGCAGAAAACTATGAGGTAGACTAATGGAATGGGTTTTAGTTTACATTGCATTAACAGCACACGGACACCCTATTGCAAAAGAGTATGGTCGTTTTGACACTGTCAATGAGTGTTTTATTGCTAGAGAAAAATTAGCACTTGAGAAAGGTGCTAAGGATGAGTATTTTCCAATAGGTACTCAGGCGGTATGTATAAGATATGAGAGTTTAAAAACATGATTACAGGAAAATGGCTGTAAGAGGAGGTAACATGAAGGTAGGATTTACATGTAGTACATTTGATCTACTACATTCTGGGCATGTCCAAATGCTTAGGGAAGCAAAAGATCAATGTGATTACTTAATGGTAGGTTTACAAATGGATCCTAGTGTCGATAGACCTAATAAGAACCCTCCGATTCAAACTATTGTTGAACGTTATACACAACTAAAGGCTGTAGGTTATGTTGATGAAATTATTCCATACGGAACAGAACAAGATTTAGAAGACATTCTACAACTTTATAAGATACACGTTCGCATACTTGGAGAAGAATATAGAGATAAAGATTTTACTGGTAAAGATATTTGTCGTCAACGAGACATAGAACTATATTTTAACAAACGAGATCATAGATTTAGTTCAAGTGGACTAAGAAAAAGTGTTGTAGAAAGAGAAAACAAATGAAAATTCTTTTAACTGGACATAAAGGCTTCATTGGTTCAATGTTGCTGAAACGGTTACAACGTAAAAAGCATATAGTTTATACAATAGACATTGCTGATGGTGCCGATCAAGATCTTTTATACTTTGATAAATGGCCGGAACGTGTCGATCTTGTAATACATCTTGCAGGTAAAAGTGGTGTACGTGAAAGTTTAAAAGATCCAGCAGGCTATTGGATGAATAATATAGAAGCAAGCAGACGTCTTTTTGAAAAGTTTGAAGATACACGCATTCTTTACGCAAGTAGCTCTAGTGCATATGAGCCTGACCTAAACCCTTATGCTGCTTCTAAGTATTGTTTAGAAGAATTAGCAGAACGTTATCCTAACACATTAGGTATGCGTTTTCATACAGTTTATTCGGATACATGTACAAGAGAAAATATGTTTTTTAAAAAACTAAGAGACGGAACTTTAGAATATGTAACAAAACACTATAGAGATTTTGTTCATTTAAACGATGTACTCGATGCTATTGAAATATTAATCAAAGCAGAATACGTCAAAGGTATAATAGATATAGGAACTGGTGTTCCAGTTAGGATTCAAGACCTAGCACCTGGACTACCCATTCGTCTAAATACCCCTGGAGAGCGTGAGTTTACTTGCGCAAACACAGAAAAAATTAAGGCCCTTGGTTGGAAACCTAAATACACGGTAGAAAACTTCTTGACAAAGCAAGGCAACGATAATATAATAAACATTACAAATGGAGAACCCTTATGAAAGATATTTTACAAGACATTGTAGCTCATACACATGCACTAGGTTTTTTGAATCTAGTTAAAATTAATAGTGATGAAGGTACATCAGTTGAAAGCATGGCAGATGATAGATCTGTTATCTTATCAGGTGAAACAAATGCACCTGTAGCAGAATTTAAAGGCACGTTTGGTATGCCTAATTTGGATAAACTTGCATTGCATTTAAAAAATCCTGAATACCAAAAAGATGCTAAACTAGAAGTAGTTGAAGCAGAACGTAACGGTGAAGTTGTTCCTACACACATTCACTTTGAAAACGCTGCAGGCGATTTCCAAAATGATTACCGCTTTATGAACAAAGCAATTATTGAGGAAAAACTTAAAACTGTTAAGTTCAAAGGTGCATCATGGAATGTAACATTTAGTCCTAGTGTTGCAAGTATTGCACGTATGAAACTAATGAGTGCGGCACACAGTGAAGAGCCTACATTTAATGTTACTACTAAGGATAATAATCTAGTGTTTAGCTTTGGTGATGCAAGCACACACGCAGGTGAGTTTGTTTTCCAGCACGGTGTAGAAGGTAGTCTTCAACACACTTGGAGTTGGCCAGTAGCACAAGTTCAAAGTATTCTTAATCTAGATGGTGATATTACTATGAGCATTTCGGATCAAGGTGCTATGATGATTTCAGTAGATAGCGGCATGGTAAAATACGATTACATTCTTCCAGCACAGAGCAAGTAACGAATGAATAAAGACTTAACAGCAACACAAAACGATTATGCGATCTTTCTTCCTGCACTAAGTGGTTTCTATGCAACTTATGTAGGTAAGCAACGTTTTGATGAATATGTAGATAAGTCACGTATTCCTAGCAACTTTGCTAACGGTGTAGAGAGTTTAAACTATCTTAACAAACAAGAAGGTCAATTCCAATACAAATGGACACTGTATTCAGCAGGACACGCTGAATTAGACATCAACAAACACGCACCTAAAGAAGATATGGTGCGAAACAGAGATAGAGAAAATACTTGGCTACTGGGCGACTCGGGTGGCTTCCAAATTGGTAAAGGTGTATGGGAAGGTGACTGGAAAGATCCAAACTGTCCAAAAGCACAAAAGAAACGTGACGGCGTTCTCCGTTGGATGGATGCTTATATGGATTACGGTATGATACTTGATATTCCTGCTTGGGTTTCACGTTCACCTGCAGGTGCAAAAGCAACAGGTATTAGCACTTATCAAGATGCTGTAAATGCTACACGTATTAATAACGACTATTGGATGAAGCATAGAACAGGTGCTTGTAAGTTCTTAAATGTTTTACAAGGTGAAAATCATGCTGATGCAGAGGATTGGTATCAGCAAATGAAAGACTACTGTGATCCTAAAAAATATACTGACCATTTTAACGGTTGGTCAATGGGTGGACAGAACATGTGCGACATTCATTTGGTTCTTAAACGTCTAGTTGCATTGAGGTTTGACGGACTATTGGAAAAGGGTGTGCATGACGTAATGCACTTCTTAGGTACTTCGAAACTAGAATGGGCTACATTACTAACAGACGTTCAACGAGCTGTTCGTAAGTATCACAATCCAAACTTCCAAATTACATTTGATTGTGCTTCACCGTTTCTTGCTACAGCAAACGGACAGATTTATATTCAAAATGAAACCCAAGATAGAAGCAAATGGGTTTATAGAATGGTTCCGTCTGTTGATAATAAAAAGTATGCAACTGACAGCAGATTATTTAGAGATGCTGTATTACAAGATGGTATTTTTGCTAACTTCGAAGATAGTCCGTTAACTACTGGACTTAAGGTATCAGATGTATGTACATATGCACCTGGTGATTTAAACAAAATAGGTAAAGAAGGAAAGACCTCCTGGGATAGTTTTTCATATGCTATTCAAATGGGCCATAATGTTTGGAGTCATATTAATGCTGTACAAGAAGCAAATAGACAGTACGACAATGGAATTATACCGGCAATGCTTGTTGAAGAACGCTTTGACAGGGTATTTTTTAGAGATGTTGTGGAAGCAATATTTGCAACTGACAACAGAGATGAAGCAGAAGCGGTAATAGAAGAATTTAGCCGTTTTTGGATGTCTATTATAGGTACTAGAGGTGCTGTTGGTAAGAAGACTGTCAACTCTAGTACATACTTTGATAGTTTATTTGAAGTTGAACCTACTGTTTCAACTGAAGATGAAGAGCTAGACGAATCAAAATTAGAGGTACTTGAAGATGAGCAACTTCACGGAGAAGCACAATAAAATTGCAAATTATTTGCAAGAGTTGTATAAACGTCACAGATTACTTGACGACGAAATAAAAGAGTTGTACAATAAGTTTGCAAATGATGGAGAGATTAACCGTAAAAAAACTAAAAAACTTTGGCTCAAAGATGAAATACACAGGCTTGAAACAGAATTGAAGGACCTAGGATAATGCCATTACCAGAAGGAAGAACCCCATTAACAGACGGCGATATGGTTGTATTGCTACACAACATGGCTCGACAAATGGGCGAGCGTGATAAAACTATGGAAAGTGAAATGCGACAGGTTGCTGATCGTTTTTCAGAACTTTCTAAAGCGGCAGGTGTTGCACAGCATAAGGCACAACAAGGATGAAAAGAGATTACGAAACCGGCGTACAGGAAAATGTAAAATACTTTGTAGGTACTGAAGTTGAAAAAACTCCTGCCTACGGTATGCGTACACTGTTTGTTACAGATGTACAACCTGTAGATGAAATTGAATTTTGGTACGAAAAAGAACAGTGCGAACATATCTTCTTTGGTGCTAATCACAGTTTTAACCCTGAAGATCCGTGTAATGACGAAAGTTTATACGATTACTATCGTAAATGGGAAGACATGATCGAATACTTCTTAAATAAAGACATTCTTTGCACACTTGATATTCCTCTTAGTGCAGCACAAGGTACGTTCCACGACGGCGGACTATGTGAAAAAGATAACTTTATTCCGCAAATTCGTGTTCCATTGCCTTACACGAAACTTTGGAACTACAACACAATGATTAAGATTGATGATGTAGATTTTAAGGCAACTAACCCAGGTGTTTGGTGTCATAGTTTACACGATCTGTTAGATAGAGAAAAATTTACAGATTGGAGCAAATATGGACTTGACAAAGTTATTGAATGAAAGTATTATATAAACAATGCAACGAGAATCCTATCACGACTACATGGGTCGTAGATTAAGAGAAGAAAGTATGAATGACAGAATAAAAAATGCAGAACGTAGTATTTGGGTAACCTTTTCAAAAGAAGGTGTACATATGTACCCAGGTGCTGACACTGACCCTAAATTAGCAACTGGCGATTGGGATGATGTAAGTTTCCTCGGTGTTCCACATCGTCATATTTTTCATTTTCGTGTTCGTATTGAAGTATTTCATAACGACCGCGACATTGAATTCATTCAGTTTAAACGCTGGATGCAACGACTCTATGACGTCGAAGGCGTACTAGAGTTAAATCACAAGAGCTGTGAGATGATCGCAGATGACTTGTACCAAGAGATTTCTACAAAGTATCCCGGCCGGTTTGTAGAGATTAGTGTCGCTGAAGACAACGAAAACGGCTGTTCCATTTTTTACCCTAAGAGCTAGTGAGACAAAAGGAAAACACACTATGGCTATTCAATTCAATAAGCCCGCTTATGACAAAATCTTTAGAGATTTGGAAAACTTTAAAGATTTCTGTAGATTTACTGGTGATGCAAAAAATGTTGCATTTGTCTTTGATGAAAAAAATTTATATGACGAAAAGTCATATGCATGGAGAGCTTATCAACGGCACGTGAATCATTTAAAAGCAAAAAGCCGCAAACTTGGTAAGAGTGTTAACCAAAGGAGAAACTAATGACTGTATACATTGTAGACATTGAAGCTGTAGACACACGTTATACTAAACAGTGGAAGGAACATCTTCCTAATCAGCTTCGTCGTGCTACAAATGTAAGTGTCGAAGTTATCAGTGGTGGAGAAACGCCTCAGGCTACAACGCCTGGGGCATTTCTAAACTTTGGCGGTACTAATGTGTATAAGAGTAAACAACTCGAGCAGATTGGTGAAATGTTTTGCAAAGGTAAAATTAAAAATGGAGATTATTTCTTATATACGGATGCGTGGAATCCAACTGTTATCCAACTTAAATACATGGCTGAGCTCTTGGGCGTGGACATTAGAGTCGGTGGCTTATGGCATGCTGGTTCTTATGATCCTCACGATTTCTTGGGTAGGTTAATTGGTGATAAACCTTGGGTACGTCATGCAGAGCAATCAATGTACGAATGCTTTGATGATAACTTTTATGCAAGTGATTTTCATATAGATCTTTTTGCTGAAAGTTTAGATATTAATGACAGCAAAACACACCGTGTTGGTTGGCCTATGGAGTATCTAAAGAACAGTTTAGATAGTTATAAAGGTATGGAGAAGCAAAATCTTATACTTTTCCCGCATCGTATTGCTCCCGAGAAGCAAGTAGAAATTTTCCATGATCTAAAAACCCAACTTCCAGAATACGAATTTGTTGTATGTCAAGAACAGACACTTACTAAAAATGATTATCATAATTTGCTAGGTGAAGCAAAAATGGTGTTCAGTGCTAACTTACAAGAAACACTTGGCATTAGTTGGTATGAAGGTGCTCTTGTAGATGCTATTCCTATGGTGCCTGATAGACTGAGCTACAGTGAAATGGCACTAGGTGAGTTTAAGTATCCAAGTGAATGGACTGAAGATTACTTTGCTTATAGAAAGTACAGAGGTTTGCTAGTTGATAAGATTCGTCATTACATGGAAAACTACAACGATTATCTTGTAAGTTTAGAAAAACAAAGAAGAAAACTTAATAAAGAGTTTTTCTCAGGTGAAGCAATTTATAATAGGATTAAACATGGCTAGTAATGATCAATACACTGATAACACATTTAGTTTTACATTAGATGCAAACAGTTTATTTACTTCTTCAGCTGATTCAACTATAACAATTAACACAACAGCTGATACAACATATACGTATGATACAGACTCAAGCACATATTCATTTAATTTAGATAACATTACAACTAGTTGGGATAGTAATAGTATTTCACCTAGTGAAGTTGAAAGAATGTGCATGCAATATCCTGCATTAGAAAAGGTATGGCGTAACTTCAAAAGTGTTTACGATATGTGTAAGCAGGATTACGAAGGCAAGAAAAAGTCAGGAGAAGTAGATGACCTTCCTTTCTAAGATTATGGACAAACTCGGTAGACGTCGAGTAATTACAGATAGAGACAGTAATGAACCTTACTTGATTAGATTTTATTTGTTTCTTAAGGACAGAAAAAACTTTCCTTTTAATATAACATTACATAAAGTTTTAAAAAGCGATGAAAAAGTTTTACACGATCATCCATGGAACTATGCAACATTTATTATTAAAGGTGGTTATTGGGAGCATATTCCTATTCGATCTCAAGAAGGTTTTGTAGTAGGTGCAACTCGAGTTTGGAGAGGACCTGGACACTTTCGTTTTAGAAAAGCAGATGATCTACATTGGCTTGAACTTGAAAAAGATGAGAACGGAAATGAAATACCTTGTTGGAGTTTATTCTACATGGGCAAGAAAGCACAAGATTGGGGCTTTCTTCCTTTTGTAGCAACACAAGGTTACAGATGGGTAAACCATAAAAAATATTTATATAAGGAGTAATATGGGCCAGTATGATGATTTAGTAGAAAGGAGACGTTTACAACTAGCTGCAGAGGAATGGGCTAACACTGTAAAAGCAATTCATGCACATAGAATAGATTCTATGCATTACGATAATTTTCCTGAAGATACAGAAAACGGAAGTGTTATTGATATTGAATATAACAGTGGACTAATACATCGTACATGTTCAGATGGAAGAAAAAGAGTTCTTGGAAGCAAGATAAAAACTGAAGAATTACTACAAAATTATGAGAGGTCACAGCGTGGTTAAAAAACAGTATTATGATTGGGCAGATATTGAACGTGCATGTTTAAGTATTGCATTGCAAATGTACAATGACAATTGGAAGCCTGATTACATCGTAGGCATTACACGTGGCGGCAATATTCCCGCTACTATATTATCACATATGTTAGGTATACGTTGCGAAGCACTTAAAGTTAGTTTGCGTGACGATGATAGCGAATGCGAATCTAACTGTTGGATGAGTGAAGATGCATTTGGTTATGTAGATGAAGAAGAACGTAAAATTCTTAAAAGTCGTTGGGACTTAAACAAACGTAAAAACATTCTTATTGTAGACGACATCAATGACACAGGTGCAACATTAAATTGGATCAAACAAGATTGGATGAGTAGTTGTCTACCGCAAGAAACAAGTGGATGGGATAGTGTATGGCATCGTAATGTTCGATTTGCGGTTATTACTGATAATCTTTCTAGTGAGTTTAAGGGCACAGTAGACTACAGTGTACACGAAGTTAATAAAGCAGAAGAAGATGTTTGGCTAGTTTATCCGTGGGAGAATGTAGGACAATGAAAGTAGATAACTTAGAACTAGCACAACAAGAAAATAGAGCACCATGGTCTACTGTTTCTTTAAACACAAGAGACTTTGTTGTTTATGAAGATGGGTTTCCTGTTACAGACGGGCATACTCTTGTTGTACCTAAGGAATCTACAGAAGAAAATTTACTAAAATGTTTTAAGTTTGCACTTGCTATGGGACAACAAAATGTAGAAGCCAGTAATAACATTACAGGGTTCAACATTGGTCTAAATATAGGTACTAGTGCAGGACAAACATGCATGTATCCACACGTACATTTAATATTCCGTAGAGATGGGGATTGTCCGGACCCTGTTGGTGGTGTACGTAATGTAATACCGGGCAAAGGCAACTACAAAAAATAAGGAAAGGAAAATGGAGTTGAGAGAAAACTTAATTAATGCGGCAAAGAAACACGCAGAGGCGGAGATTGAATTGCACAAAACTAACATTGAAGTCTATATGCAAAAAGTAGTAGGCATCGGCGAACACTCTGATATTGTTGAAACGATACAGAAAGAACTAGATGCAATGGCTACGGCAAATGACCGTTTAGAAATGTTGGAAAAGTATTTTGGTTAAAACCATAGATAATATACTTGACAAAAACCTAAATAAAGTATATAATATACAATTAATAGACATCCTCGTCTATAACTCGGAGAATTAAATGAGCAAAAGTAAAGAATTAACTGTACGTCTTAAAGATGCTGGTATCCGCTATTGGGCAGGTGACAACATTTCAGAAGTATTTCAGAAAGGCGACAAAGAAGAACTTATTGAAGAAGCAACTGTAGCATTTGAAAATGTTTTAGATACGTTGCTAATTGATAGACATAACGATCCTAATTCACAAGGTACAGCAAGACGTCTTGCTAAAATGTACTTTAATGAACTAATGGCTGGACGTTATGATACTATTCCTAGTGCAACAGCGTTTCCGAACGATAGCGATGAACGCTACGAAGGTATGCTAGTTGTACGTAGCGAACTTAAAAGTGTATGTTCGCATCATCATCAACCAGTAAGCGGTGTAGCGTATATTGGTATTATTGCAAGTGCAAAACTTATCGGTCTTTCAAAGTATACACGTATTGCACAGTGGTGTGCTAGACGTGGTACACTACAAGAAGAACTTGCAAATGAAATTGCAAAACAAATTCAACTTGCAACTAATGCAGATCACTTAGGTGTTTATATTCAAGCAACACACGGTTGTTGTGAGAATAGAGGCATAATGGCAACTAGTTCATTGACACAGACTACTGTACTAAAAGGTGCATTTAAGAATGATCCTGGTACAAAGAAAGAGTTCTTTGACAATATTAAATTACAACAAGAATTTAGTTGTGGAAAGTAGGTAGATATGAAACTACGTTATTCAGAAGCATTTTATAGTGTACAAGGTGAAGGAAAGTTTGTAGGAGTACCTAGTGTGTTCCTACGTACATTTGGTTGTAACTTTCGTTGTATGAACTTTGGATTAGAACGTGGAACACCTGCAAGAGCAGATGGTGTAAAACATAATCCAGAAGTAAAAAAATTACTAGATAGTAATATTATCAACACTGTTGAAAAGTTTGAGGACTTGCCTGTAATACATACAGGTTGTGATACATATGCAAGTATCTATCCTGAGTTTAAAAAGTTTATGATGGATAGAACTGTAGATGAAGTTGTTGAACATTTATTGTCACTTACTCCAGAAGGCAAGTGGACAATGGACAATGGACAAGATATCCATTTAATATTTACAGGCGGCGAGCCTTTGTTAGGATGGCAAAGGTTTTATGCTGATTTATTAGAACATCCACGTATGCAGGATTTGAAAAATGTTACATTTGAAACAAACACTACACAAAACTTACGAGACGATTTCAAAGAGTATCTCAGCAATCAAGACAGATTTAGAGTTACTTGGAGTTGTTCCCCAAAACTTTCAGTTAGCGGAGAACGCTGGGAAGATGCTATTAAGCCTGATATTGCTAGTCAGTATATCGATGTTGACGGTAGTGACCTTTACTTTAAGTTTGTTGTCGCTGACGAAACTGATGTTATTGAAGCTGGCAGGGCTGTGGAGAGTTATAGAAACGCCGGGGTGGAATGTCCGGTATATCTTATGCCGCTGGGTGGAAGGAGCGAAGAATACAAGCTCAACATTCAAGAAGTGGCTGAACTCTGTATGGAAAAAGGATGGCGCTTCACTCCAAGACTCCACATCGACTTATTCGGAAATGCGTGGGGGACTTGAGAATGCTTTTGATCCAGATGATTTTATTAAACAAGAACAGCGTGAGCGTAAAGTGGAAAAAGTAAACGACTTAGAAACTCGTGCTAGGGAGGCAGGACTATAATGGGATGGTGGAAAAAATTAATACGTGATGCAGGTATACAATCTAAAATTGATACACCTGTTGAAGAAAAGACCCCTGAAGATATACGTAGGGCGGCACTGGAAGAAGAAAAGGCACAGGCTACAAAAAAAGGAGAGCCTTGGGTAGCGGTACTAGATACGCAAGTTAATCCTGATAACATTCGAAACGGTTTCTTTGAACTTGATTGGAACAATGAGTTTATTGAACAGTTACTTGATGCAGGATACAAAGGAGAAACAAATGAGCAAATTGTTGATCAATGGTTTCAATCTTTAGTGCGACAAATGCTAGGCGAAGAAGGCCAAAGCACTGATAGAGATATGGGCTATATTAATGTAGTTCCTATTGATAAAGGAAAGTCAGAGGTGTCATAATGTTATACAACATAGACGATATTGGTGGAAAATTAGTAAAAGATAATGAGCAATATCAACTATTTGATAACACTAGTTTAAAAAATCTTGTAGTAAGTAAAACTAAATTACGAGCAGGTCAGTCTACTAACGGTCATAGACATGCTGGTCAAGAAGAAGTATACATCTTTACAAAAGGTCAAGGACAAATGGAACTTGATCATAAAATATTTGATGTAAAAGAGGGAGACGTTGTTTTAATAGAAGACAATGTATTTCATAAAGTCTATAATACAGATGGACCATTTTGGTTAGAATTTATTTGTGTGTTTGATGGGAAACGCTATGCGTGATGATTTAATGGTGCAACAGCAAGTATCTACTGTATGGCAACATATGGTAGGTGTTATTTGTTTAAATCAAACAAACCGTAAACAAGTAAAAAGAGTTCTTCCTGCTCTCTTTACAGCATGTCCTACTCCAATACATTTACTTAATACTACTTCTGAAACAATAAAAAATATTATTAAACCGTTAGGTATGGTAAATGTTCGTGAAAAAAGACTACGTAAGATGTCAGAAGATTACTTGACATGGGACGGAAATGATGCTACAATGTTATATGGAATTGGGAAATACGGTAGTGACAGTTATCGATTGTTTTACAAAAATGAGATACCTGACAACATCAGCGACCATGAATTGAAACGTTATGTACAGGAAGAACTAAATGGCAACTTATATACTAGTTGATACAGCAAATACTTTCTTTAGAGCTCGTCATGTAGTACGTGGCGATGTAGATACTAAAGTCGGTATGGCTTTACACATTACTTTTAATAGTGTTAAGAAAGCGTGGCAAGACTTTGATGCAGATCATGTTGTATTCTGCTTAGAAGGTCGCAGCTGGCGTAAGGACTTTTACGAGCCTTACAAGCGTAACCGTCAAGAAACTCGCGATGCTATGTCTCCTGTACAAGCAGAAGAAGATAAAGTGTTTTGGGAAATCTTTGACGAGTTTAAAAACTTTGTTAGTGAAAAGACAAACTGTACTGTTATGCAACATCCGCAACTAGAAGCAGATGATCTTATTGCAGGTTGGGTACAGAATCACCCTAACGATAATCATATTATTGTTAGTACAGATGGCGACTTTGCACAACTAATTGCACCTAACGTAAAGCAATACAATGGTGTAAGCAACACTATTATTACACACGAAGGGTACTTTGATGACAAGAAGCGACAGCCTGTTATAGACAAGAAAACAGGCGAGCCGAAGCCTGCACCTGATCCTGCATTTATGTTATTTGAAAAGTGTATGCGTGGAGATACAAGTGATAATGTGTTTAGTGCTTATCCAGGTGTACGCAAAAAAGGCACTAAGAATAAAGTCGGACTTATTGAAGCATTTGAAGATAAGGCTACAAAAGGTTACAACTGGAATAACATGATGTTACAACGTTGGGTAGATCATGAAGGTGTTGAACATCGTGTGCTAGATGACTATAATCGTAATGTTACATTATGTGACTTGACAGCACAACCTAACGATATAAGAGTAATGATTAATGATGTAATTAACAATGCAACAGAAAATCCTAAGAACATATCACAAGTAGGTGTACGTCTTATGAAGTTCTGTGCTAAATGGGATATGCAACGAATAGCTGATCAAGTTAGTTATTTCGCAGAACCATTACAAGCGAGGTATCCTCAATGATAAAAGCAAAAACTATTTTAAAAAATAAATTTTGGATTGTAGAAGAATCCGGCGAAAAAATTGGTACACTAAGTTACAACGATGAAAGGTTTATGCTTAGTTCTTCAGGCGGTGTATCTTTTTTTAATACAAAGAAAGCTGTTGAAAAAAAGCTAGGTAGCACTATATTTGATAGGGAGCCAACCGCAAAAATAGAAGTTACAAAAGAAATATATGGATATCCTACTAGCACAACTCCTTACAATGTAATTTATGATGTACATCGTAAGTTTGCACTTTTTACTAAAAGTTTAAAAAGCAAGAGCTTGTATTGTGCAGGATATTATATTATTCGTTTTGAAAAGGGTTGGGTTAAAAGTTTTTGTCCAAAACTAATTACACTAGAACGATATGAATATCATGGTCCTTTTAAAAACGAAATGACAATGCGTCAGGAATTATCTAATGCAAACAAAAAAGAATCTTGATCCAATAAACACTTTTCCAGTGCAACAGTTTATACAAACTGTAAAAAGTGCCGACAATAGTAGAGCAAAAGAAATTCGTTTGGATATAAACGAAGCAAAAAGATTAGCATTTACTCTAGGCGAAGTAATGGCTCGACTCAACGGTGATATGGAAGCGTTTATTAAAGAACACATGTCTAATATAGAAAATGAGCCTGTAGAGGTTCAATTAGACGGTGGATCTGACTGGAAATAACCACGCACTTAATACAAAAAAGAGATAAATATATACGTAGTTAACTAAGGATTACGTATATGAGTAGACCAAAGCCAAGTGTTCTATTAGAACATATTAACAAAAAAAATTATAGATGTGAACAAGTACTAGATGCTGATGCTATCTGGGCTGTCTTCTATAAAGAAAAACCTTTCAATCTTAAAAGTTCAAACGCCTTAACAAATTATCCTGGGCCTAAATACAAGAAAACAAGTTTTTCTAATCCAGGACATGCACACAATCTAGCACAAAAATTAAATGAACTTTTTGCATGTGACGATTTCAAAGTATATAAATTAGAGACAGGTGAAATTGTTACAGAATGAACTGGAAAGAAACCTATACTAAAATATTCCTTAAAGAGTTAGGTCATAGTTACAATCAAACGGCTATGAAGGAATATATGCCTCTATGGTGGCAAAACACTAGGAATAAAGACGAAGGTGGATTGCGACTTACAGAAGCAGGATTAGATATGTTAAGCAAAATAGATATTGCAACTTACGATATTACATATCCTCACGATATGCCAATGACTACTCAAATATTGATATTCTTAGACAAATTTATTGACTGTCCCTATTATATTGGACCTAAATCTATCCTTGTAACAAACCAAAAAAAAGCCGTAGAACTTAGCCTATTTTCAGGTGATATTAGGAAATACGGGATTACTAAAGCGTTATCAAGACAAAATAATTCAGAAAAAGATTAAAAAAAGGTTGACTTTTATCTTGTAGATGCTATACTATATGTATAGTTAGAAATTAGCACTGATAACTTACTAAGAGAGGTAATACATGGAAAACGCTATCACAAGAACAGTTTCGCCTAACAGCGCAAAAACAAGCATCACACATGCTATCAAGAAACAACGTCCTATCTTTATTTGGGGTCCTCCAGGTATTGGTAAGTCTGATATTGTTCACCAAATTGGTGAAACACTAGAGGCACATGTCATTGACGTTCGTTTGTCACTTTGGGAACCTACAGACATTAAAGGTATTCCTTATTACTCTGCAAACGACAATGCAATGGTTTGGGCGGCGCCTGCAGAACTTCCAAACGAAGAACTGGCTGCGAAACATAAACTTATCATTCTATTCTTAGATGAAATGAATTCTGCTGCACCTGCTGTACAGGCTGCAGCTTATCAACTTATTCTTAACCGTAAGGTTGGTACTTATGTACTACCTGACAACGTTGTGATTATTGCGGCAGGTAACCGTGAAGCAGACAAAGGTGTAACGTACCGTATGCCTGCTCCGCTTGCTAATCGTTTTGTTCACTTAGAGATGGCTGTTTCGTTTGATGATTGGTTCTCATGGGCTGTATCAAACAATATCCATAAAGACGTTGTAGGTTACTTAACTTTTGCAAAGAAAGACTTGTATGACTTTGATCCTAAAAGCCCAAGTCGTTCTTTTGCAACACCCCGTTCTTGGTCGTTTGTATCTGAACTACTAGAAGACGACCTAGATGAAACCACTACAACCGATTTGGTAAGTGGCTCAGTTGGCGAAGGCCTGGCTGTCAAATTTATGGCACACCGTAAGGTTGCTTCACAAATGCCTAATCCAACTGATATTCTAGCAGGTAAGGTCACGGAGATGACCAGTAAAGAAATCAGTGCTATGTATTCCCTCACTGTGTCATTGTGTTATGAGCTTCAAGAAGCTGATAAGAAACGTGACAAAGACTTCGATAAGAAAGTCAACAACTTCCTGCGCTTTTCGATGGATAACTTCGATACTGAACTAGTAGTTATGGGTATTAAGCTCGCACTTACACAGTACGGACTTCCAATCGACCCGGACGCTGTAGAGTGTTTTGATGAGTTCCATGATCGTTATGGAAAATACATTAAAGCAGCACAGAGTTCTTAAACTAGATAGGGTGGACTTCGTGTTCACCCTATCACCTTTTCTGGTTGACAAAACAGTTAAATATTAGTATAATATACATATAAATTAGAAAGGACATAGCACACATGAGCGTAGAAGGTAAAAAACACTGGCAACCTAATCCAGACTTAACTGAACAAGAACTTGCTGTTATGCGTGAAGAAGTACTTGATCGCATTATTGTAGCTCGTGTAGGTTTGCTTCTTAAGCATCCTTTCTTTGGCAACATGGCAACACGTTTAAAAATCCAAGCCGCAGATGATTGGATTCCTACAGCGGCCGTAGATGGACGTAATCTTTATTTTAACACTCAGTTCTTTAATGCAATGGATAATAAAGAAATTGAGTTTGTTATTGCACACGAAATTTTACACTGTGTATTTGATCACTTAGAACGCCGTACATGGCAGGATCGTAACCTAGATCCTATGATTAGTAATATTGCACAGGATTATATTGTGAACAATATTTTGGTACGTGACAACATTGGCACAAAACCTAAATTAGTTGACTGTTTTCAAGACTTCAAATATGAGAGTTGGACTTCTGAAGAAGTTTATGATGACCTTTTTGAAAAGTATGACAACCAAGAGCTAGAAGCTTTAGGTGAATTGCTCGATGAGCATTTAGATTGGACAGAAGGTGCAGGTGAAGGTCAGGACGGCGACAGCGGTAAAGACGGTAAAGGTAATGGTCGTCCTTCATATTCAAAAGAAGAACTTAAAAAGATACGTGACGAAATTAAAGAGAATATGATCACTGCCGCACAGAGTGCAGGCGCAGGCAATATTCCAAAAGGTGTAGATCGTTTAATTAAAGATTTAACTGAACCTAAAATTAACTGGCGTGAATTACTACGTCAGCAAATTCAAAGTACAATTAAAAGTGATTACACATTTATGCGTCCTTCACGTAAAGGCTGGCACACTGGTGCTGTACTTCCGGGTATGAACTTTGAAAATACTATTGATATTGCAATCGGTATTGATATGAGCGGAAGTATTGGTGATCATCAAGCACAAGACTTTTTAAGTGAAGTTAAAGGCATTATGGACGAATACAAAGACTATGCAATTAAATTATGGTGCTTTGATACCGCTGTATATAACGAGCAAGACTTTACATCAGATAACGGTACTGAATTACTAGATTACGAAATCTTAGGCGGCGGCGGCACTGACTTCGATGCTAACTGGACTTACATGCGAGAAAACGATATTCAACCTAAAAAGTTTATTATGTTCACAGACGGCTATCCTTGGGGTAGTTGGGGCGATGAAGATTACTGTGAAACAGTCTTTATTATTCACAGCAACCATGACAAAAACTTGCAAGCACCGTTTGGAGTAACAGCACACTATGAAGCTCAAGCAGCCTAATCCATTAAATTTTTTCAATGTAAGAAAAACTCATTTTTGCCCAAAGCATTTTGAAGTTATTACCGTTGATCAGACATACAATATGGAGCCTAGTATTACTAGATGGATTTCTGAGAATCTTAAAAAGAGATACTTTATTGCAAAAGATAACTCTTATACACATAAGTCTAATTCTTTAAAAGTAGGTTTTGAGGATCCAAAAGAAGCAAGTTATTTCATGTTGGCGTGTCCACATTTGAAGTACAAATAAATAAAGTACGCATATATATTATTATAGGAGATTAAAATATGAGCGATGAAAATAAAACTGAAGCACAACCTGCTCCTGAGCAAGCACCTGCACCAGATCTTACTGTGCAAGATCTAACAGCAATGAGAACTATCATTGATGTAGCAAGTAGTAGAGGCGCATTTAAGCCTAACGAAATGACTACTGTAGGTACTGTTTATAGCAAATTAGAAGCATTTTTAGGTGCTGTTGCAGCTCAACAAGAAGCTCAACAAGAAGCACAAAAAGAGGCTCCTAAAGGAGAATAATATGAAACATATTGGAAGACAAATTAATCCTAAGAGACGTTGTGCTGTAGCATACCGTGTAATTCCTAATGATCCAGATAACTGTTTAGTTGTTTTTACTGATAGTTTAGAGTCTGATGCACACGATTCATTAATGAACTTAATAGAATCAAACGCAGGTCAGACAGCATATGAACTTGCAGAAGCAATGAACAGAGCTGTTTTACCAGATGGAAGAAACATGTTGGTAGCATTTAGTGGTACAGGCAAACTTACTAAGATGCCTACAAGCCAGATCGAAATGACACCAGATATGCAAAGCACCGTTGTTCTTAGCGAGCTTAATAAAATTATTGCCGAACAAAAAGGCGTAACTGTTGCTGATCTTGCTCTGCAACCAGCAAAATCTACAAATAAGCCTGCAGAACAACCTGCTGTACAACCCGAAGTTACAGACTTAGGACAAGACACTGGTGTTCTTAGCGATGAAGATTTAGCGGCTCAATATCGTTCTCAAGCAGATGCTATGTTTAAAGAAGCAAAGCGTTTAAGAGAACAAGCGGAAGAATTGGTTCCTACCAAGCGTAGCAAGAAGTCCGCCCAAAGTGCCTAGAAAGAATAAACTAAGCAAAGAAGTAATAGACAAATGGCCTGAAGTACTCGGTAATATCGACATCAAAGTCGTACCTACTGAGTACATTAAGGCTGTTGAAGTAACCTTTACCGACGGAAAAGTGTGGATTATTGAAAATGATCCTAACCGTAGCATCCAATCAAATGCTGAAGCATTTGAACAAAGTATGGAAGATTTAATGGCGGAATACGAGGATGTTTTGCAGAGTGTTAACTTTGTAGTAGATATGGAACGGGTAAAAAAGGACATTACCAAGCGTACAAAAATCTTTATGAAGAAAAAGAAATAACACTTTTATGATAAATATATATGTAGACTTAAATCATTAAGGAGTTATAAAAAAATGGCATTGCGATTAAGAAGAGGCACAGATGCACAAAGACAAACACTAGACGGTGTTTCCTTACCAGTGCCAGCTGAAGGCGAATTAATATATACAACAGATACTAAAAAACTTTATGTAGGCGATGGTTCTACAGCAGGTGGTATTGCTGTTGACGTTGCTAACTCCGATTTAAGTATTGATGCATTAAGCGATGTTGATATTACATCTACACCTCCAACAGGTGGCCAGAGCCTAGTATGGAATGCTGTTGACGAAGAATTCCAGCCAGGTGATCCTACTGTTCTAGATAATAAATCATTAAATGATTTGCAAGACGTAGACTTAGCATCTAATCCTCCAGGTGTAGGACAAGTTCTTAAATGGAACGGAAGTGCATTTGTTCCTAATGACGACGATGCACAAAGTGGTTTAGTAGCAGGTGCAACTTACAACATTAACATTGCAGGCGATGTTTCAGGTAGTGTATACGCTGATGATTCTACATTAGTTATTGATGGTACTGATGGTAAATTCAAAGGTACTATTGAAACTACACAAAATGCTATATTTGACACAAGAGCTGATGATTTAATATCTGATATAGGTATAAAGATAATATCTAATGCAAACGTTCCTGGCTTAGAAGTTACTAGTCAGACTGGTGCAAGTGAAGGAACTGGTGCAAATTTAGGTTTTTACAATCATAACGGAACATACGAAAACCAAACAGCATTACAAGTTGGTGATAGCTTAGGAAGACTTGACTTTGGTGGCTTAATAACAATTCCGGGTGGGAGTTCTGTATCACTTGCTCCGTGTGTCATTAGAGCAGAATTAACACAAGAAAGTGATGGTGTAAGTACATTAGCACTTGGTAAATTAGTATTTGCTGTTCTTAATGGTCCGAACGTAGCAGATGCTGCAAAAGCAACATTTGATAATGTTGGTGTATTCCAATCTCCAGTATTACAACCAGGTGTATATGCAGACGATGCAGCAAGAGATGCAGCTGTTACAGCACCAGCAGCAGGAATGATAATCTTTAACACTACAAACACTAAATTCCAAGGCTACACAGGTAGTGCTTGGGTAGACTTAAACTAATCACATTACTTTAAAAACTCCTAAATGTAGGTTAAATACTACAGAAGGAGTTTTTTTATGACTAAATTAATTACAGATCCCCAAAACTATACTAGAGAAGACTTAAGAAACTTAGACTGGGATATGGTAAAGTTAAATGTTACTGTAGATCCTAAGCCTTTGCTAGAATGGTTTGAAACTGTAAAAACTACTTCTCCCGAAAGTTTATTTTTATTTTCTCAAAAAGACTTATTTGAATCGCATTTACTCGATCATCCTAGAATGAACGGCATATGTGTAGGTGATGCAGGATTTTGGGCATTACAGTGGCCTATACAAAGACGTGATGCTATACCTACTCCATTCTTTTGTAATAAAGAAAAATTTCCAGAAATGTTAGACGAAACATGGGAAAATAAAATGGACAACCATCTTGAACAATATTATTTTGGTGCGTACAAGAGTATGATAGATCAATTAGGAGAAGATGCGTGGACATGGGGTAGAGCTATGAACTGTGCTAAGGAATGTGGCATTGGGCCACATAGAGATCACGACGGTGAAGACATGTCAGAACATATGATTCGATTACACGTTAACTTGCAAACTAACGAAAATTCATCATGGCATTTCTTTTCACAGTTAGGAGAAACACCTGCTGATACTTGGCAATACGAACGTGCAAGTTATAATCCTAAGCCTGGTGAAGTTTACCTAGTTAATGTGAGCAATGTACATGCTCCTGTAAATCACGGAGATGAAGAATGGATATTGTTACACTCTGACCCATCAAATGACGCTGTAGATAGATTGTTAAAAAGCGAGACTCATATTACATACAATGGCTAACATTAAAACAAGATTAAATACTTCTATTCTTTACAAAAAGACTGACTGGCCATATCAACACGACAGCATGATTCCTAATACAAGTTCTAATTACTACGGACCTGATAACGAAAGACTACACGAGCGTAACAAAAAATATCAAGATAGTAGTTGGATATACAATAACAAAGAGATTAATTACAACTTCAACAGTTTAGGATTACGTATGTCTAATGAAGTAGATTTAACCAAAGACTTAATTTATTTTAGTGGCACAAGTTATACTTTAGGTATTGGTGTGGACGAGAAAGATAGATACACTGATATATTGTCTAAAGAACTAGACACACCTATGCTAAGTTATGCTGGTCCTACATATAGCACTAAACTACAAGTTATATCATTTTTTAATTATGTAAACTTACACGGTGCTCCAAAAAGTGCATGTTTTGAATTTCCGCCTGCACACGGATATACATTTTTTACAGATCATTTTGCTTTTACGTTTACTGGCAGTCATAGGCCTAAATGCAATTATGTAGAACCTTATGAATTACTAGAACGTACTGACTTCTTACAAAACGAAGCAGAAATATATGTAAACATGTTAGAAGTATTTTGTAAGACTAACAACATACCATTAACTATGTTTAGTTACTTTCCTACTACTTTGCCTATTATACGTATTAATATTGATCTACTAGGTATCGAAGATAATAATGAAAAATTTGCTAGAGACATTTGTAAACAAAACGGTACTATATCAGGCCATCCAGGTATAGGTGTACATAGACATACAGCAGATGTATTAAAGGATAGACTACTATGAGCATAACACTTTATACATCAGGTAGTACAGACGAACCTAAACAAATAACACATTCTTGGAAATACATTAATGAATGTGCTAGACGTAGTGCTAAAGAAATACAACTAACCAGCAAGGATGTTGTACTAGATGTGTTTCCTGCTAATACTATTGCACATTGGACTATAACAGCGTATCCTAGCGTTTTAAGCGGCGCACAGTACGTTTGTAGCAACTTTACGCCATATACATACATACAAGCATTTAAACGCTTACAACCGTCTTATATTGCGCTTATACCGCGTCATTTAGAGCTTTTACAAAGTACAAAAGGCTTTAAAGACTTAGATATGAGTTGTGTACGTTACATGGTAACAGGTAGTAATAAAATAGATCAAGACTTTATAAATGCATTTAAAAATAGAGGTGTACAGTGTGTAGCAAACTGGTATGGTATGACAGAGTTTCCGCCACCTATTCTTATAGGGTATGACAGTCCTAGTTTTGACTTGTACAATCGACCAACTGATGATCATATAATGTTTCACCCTGTATCTGCTACATCTAATTTAGGTGAAGCAATAATAAACGGTAGGTCTACAGGTGATATCTTTGACACACAAACAATGACATTCTCGCATAGAAGAAAAGAAGCAAATGGAAAAACTTGGAAGACTGACGTTTAGAACATTATCTAAAAATGACAGAGATGCTGTTGAGATATTTTGTAATTCTCAGTCTTATAGCAACAACACTTCTTTAGAAAAAATGAAATGGGACTGGTGCCCGTTTTGGTGTGCAGCATTTGACCAAGAACGTATTGTAAGTATTGCTGGCGCACACGAACTTCCTGAAGTATCACCTAATGCCTATAGACTATTATTTAGAGGCGCACAATTACCAGGCTACACGTTAGGCACTGGTAGAAATATATTTAAAACTGGAATACATTTAAGTTATCTATTGCCTATACAGATTGATTGGGCAACTAAAAATCCTAACGCACAACTTTATATTAGTACTAACATCAACAACGACGGTGGCAAAAGCCAACGTATGAATAATACTATTATGCCAATGCTTGCTAAAACAGGAATTTGGACTTTAGATCGTAAGATGGAGTTGTACAATGTTCCGCAGAACTTGTGGCGTATTAATGTTTCAAAGTATATGGAAGAGCGTAGCCGTTCGCTAAACACCTAAAACTATATTCATCAAAGATAGTAAAAGGTTTCTTTTTAATCTCAATTTCTTTTACTTGATTTTGCCAATAGGGCGTATTCTTACTTGTTGCTTCATAATGTAGTGCAAGAAAATCTTCAATATGTTTTACAACCTTAACATATTGTCTATTGTAAACTTTTTGTTTACCATATAATTTAACTAGCATTTCAATTTGATACTGTATTAACCAAATTGCTTGTGCTTCTAAAGGTTCAATAAATCCAGCACTTAACCCTATGTTTAGTATATTATCTTGATATGGTGTTGGACAATATTTACTTTCCCAATGTAATACTCGCATTTTGTCTAATTCAAGAGTATACGGACACTTTTCGATAAACTCGCGTTTAGCATCTTCAACTGTTTGATGTTCAGTGCTAAACACGTAACCATTACCAATGCGGTTTTGTAAATAAATGTTCCACATCCAACCATTACTCATGGCAGTTGTTTCTGTATAGTACTTTAGCTCTTTATCATAACTAGGTGCTACTACAGCACAATTATTTTTAAGGCGTGTACTAACCATTTCTCTTTTAGGAAATAATTTATTAAATCCTGTACAATTAATAATTAAGTCAGCTTGTAAATCATCAATAGTATCTAATGTACGTGTTTCTAATTTAACACCATTTGGCAATGCTACTTTATCACGCAACATAATACCAAATTTATTTGCATCTATATGATATGCATGACGCCATTTTTTATCTGGTAACTCGTAGTTTTCCATCCAATGCATTTGCTCGTCGTGTTCTGTTTCATCAAAACAAAAATGATGAAACCAACTTTCGCCGTGCCAATTTTTATGTTTAATTGTATACTTACGAACCGCATCACAATTATCAAATAAGTCTTGCTCAGTTAATCCGCAATCATGTATAAAGTCATACATGCTAGGCAGTGTACTTTCACCTACACCTATTATAGGTATATCTTGACTTTGGATAACTGTAATATCCCAGTCGGTCTTTTTAGAAAGATATGAGGCTGTCATCCAACCTGCTGTTCCGCCGCCTACAATAATTATATTCATACGTTTATTTGTGTCCTTAAAAAAATATTTATTTTTCCTATGGGTATTTTAAAATGTAAATGGATTCTATCTGTAGAACCTTTGTTAATCGTAGTGTGTATACGTTTTGTATTTACAATGTAAACATTATTAGGTTCTAATACATACGGGTGTTGATCAATAATAAAATGCGAATCGTTATTAGCATACAACGGAATATGTACTCTTACATGCTCGTCTTTATCTGCGTGAGGCGGTATTCCAGAATTTTCAGGATGCCCAGTAATAACTAATTCTTCTATATAAGGAATCTGATCGTATAGTTTTTTAGCAAAACCTTTGAGCATCTTAGTAGGCTTTATAATAGGATCAAATGCTTTCTTGTCTTTACGCATACCTGGAGGCAATGGACGTTCGTCTACATTTTCGCAATTAGTTAATATAGCGTATCCGTATAATCCTTTTAGATTAGTTCCTGGAACTTCGGGCATTGTCCATTTTAGGTAATCAAAATTATCTACAAGGTCATTATAGTATTCTTTAAGTTCATCAAAATTAAATTTTACATTTTCTATTTTTTTGCAATCAAAATTTATTTGAGCTGGATCTAATATCCACTCTGTATTAAGTAATTCATCTACATTGTCTACAGGTATTTTAAATATTAAATGTACTCTGTCTGTGTCGCCTTGATTAATTGTACCATGTTGATTAGTAGTATTAATAAGATATGCTTTACCTTCTTGCAAATTATACTTTGAATCACCAAATACAAAATAACTTTGATTATTCGTTTGTATAGGTATATGCACTTTTACAAACTCAGTATTATCTATATGTTGTTGTATAACTGTATCAGGTGGGTGGGCACTTATAACTGTTTGTCTAATATCAGGTATTGCATCTACAATATACTTGCCAAACCCAAATACAAGCTCAGTAGGATTATCAAACGTACCTAATACTTCACTGTCATGTTTAATGTCATATGGCGGACAAGGCTTTGTAGTGTCTTTTAAATTACTTTGTATAGCCCAACTGTATACATTGTTTACTTTGTGATCTAATGTATTTGTACTATCTGGTTGCCACTTTAAGTTGTCATACTGAGATACTTTAGCATAATAGTCTTTTAGTTCTTGCAACGAAAATTTAAAGTTAGGTAATTCTTTAATATCAAAATCAAACATCATGATACCTTTCTAATAGACTATAAACATGTTTGTTATGACCTCTGTCATCTATTGTTTCGTTATTATAATACTTTTTAACATAGTTGGCAACAGCAACACTTCTCGATTGTCCTTTTGCACAATATACATGTAATGTAGCACCCTCTGGTATTTTGCGTATAAAACTTATAATTTGTTCTGCTTGTTTATCGCTACATGCTGTGGCATGTATTATTCGTTGTGTGTTATTGTACCATTGTATTGCTTTTAATCCTGTTTTTTCAACATCTTCAAATTTTAAATTTAAAACATTATCTGCATCTGCCATAACAGGCTCAGAATGTATCCAATTACCATTACTGTGTATACCAATAAGATATTCGTTGTTAGGTATAGGGTGCATATCTTTCATTGCATATGTTTTTACATTAACCATGCTTTTACGTCCTCGATCCACACTTTACCATAAAGATGTACTCTGTCTGTTGTACCTTTGTTTTCAACACTATGAGGAAGTGTTGTGTTTACAAGATATGCCCAACCTGGTTCCATGTGATATTCTTTACCGTTTATAATCCAATTACTATCTTTGTTAGTGTGTATAGGAATATGTACCCTAATTTTATCTGGACTGTCTTGATGTGTAATTAATTTAGTTCCAGTTACATGCTCAGTTACTAACCATTTTTTACTACGAAAGGGTAGACTTTTAACAAGCTCTAATCCGTATCCTGTAAAACATTTTCTAGGATTTAATTCATCATTATCATTATCCCTATACTCCGGTTTTGCACAACCTTGCTCAAAAGGTTTAGGACCTTCTTCGTCACTATTCCAGCATAACGTATAATAACCAGTTTCGTCTGGTATAATATGTCCAGTCTCCCCAGTAGGGTCACTAATTGGAAACTGCCACACATGATGATTTTCTCCTACAACAAATTTCCAATCTTTATAATTTTCTTGTAGATCATTATACCAATCCTGTAACTTTTTGACATCAACACAAAATATACGTTTAACGTCAAATCCTAGATCAACTGTTTGATGCTCTTCTATATATCTCTTCATTTCCAATTAACTAAATCCATAAATTTATCATTGCGTATATCTGAAATAATATTTGCCCTTGCTGTTGGACTAAAGTTTGTAGTAGAATGTGTAACTCTTGAATTTATAATATAAACATTTCCTGGTTCAAAGTTATATTCTCTATTCCATTTTTCTCCCCAATAAAATTTACTATTGTCATATGTCATAGGAATATGTAATCTAGCACAGTATCCGTCTGTATGCGGATGAAGTATATGCTCAGGCATGTGTTGCGTTATTCGTGGATTGTAAATATAGTTGCCTATTTCTTCTACTATAGATTTCCATTCTCCAAAATTATATTGGGTAAGATATGTATTATCATTATAATCAAAATCTTTTACAACATTACCGTCATTATCAAAGTAACTTTTTAATTCTGTAAAAAATTCTACGTCAGCAGCCCAAGGAGGCGGAAGGGGTACATCTCTGTGAGTTGGCCAAGTTAATGTCCACGAGTTAATTAATGCTTCATATGTTTTGTTACGTTCCCATTCGTAATCATTTGTATCGGTAGTAAATTTATTATTGACAGATTCTTTTATGTACTCAGAACATGTTTGAAAATTAAATTTTAAATAATCTAAGTTAGATGTAACAATATTATACCAATATTGTAAATTTTTTATAGCTATTTTTTTATCTAATATAATAATGTCCCATTCTAAACTTTCTAAAACTGACAGGTCAACTTGAGAAGGTTTTAGAACTTTATCCATTAGTCATTCCTATTACATTTAAAATATGGTCTTCTGTTACCCTTGTAATTATATGAGATCTATAGTCGTCACTTTCGTTAGTAGTTCCATGCCAATCTCCAGTGTTAAGAATATATGCTTTACCTTCTTTCATATGATACGAACGTTCTTTATTTTCTCCGAAATGGAAAAAACTGTTTTTGTTGCTTTCTATTGGAATATGTAATTTAAGTACTTTACTATCTATATGTTGACGTATATACATACCTGGATGATGTCTAGTAACAATCGCTTGTCTAAATGCATCTGATCCTAATTCTTCTACTAACTGTTTGAAATAGCCAAATTGTAATTTAGGCATAATTTTTGCATCGTTAATAAAGTTATCATAATCTACTTCAGGATACATTTCAGCATTACACTGTGCTGGAGGAGGCAGTGCTTCGTAACGTTCTATAGGCCATGCTAAAGTTACACCATCAATTGGTCCGCAATAGTAACCGCAATACCCTTGCTCTACCATTTCTTTACTTTTTTCTAAATTAAGTTTTTCGGACATCTTGTTAAAGTTAAACAACATGTAATCAAAATTTTCTTTAACGTCAGTCCACCATGCTTTTAGACTTTCGACATCTACGTTATAATTTAGTTCAATTATATCCCAATCGTTACTATTATATAAGAAGTCGTGCGTTAAGCCATGATTATCAGGATCGTAGTTTTTAATTATTCTCGAATCTTGGGTGTGTTGTGCGTTTTCCATTTCTTAACCTTTCTCTCATATCCATTGCGACATAGTCATGCCCATATAGCACTAAGTCTTCCGGAATCATTTCTTCAAATTTAAACCAATGCTGTTCAAGTTGTTCTGGTTCTACATTCCATTGTAGCATTTCGCTTGACCAAATGTTTGTAGTCCACAGTACTTTTGTTCCTTGTACAGTATTTATTAGCTCAAATAACTGGTTAGGTTGGGTCACTATGTCTACTACGTTAAAGGTATGTTTTAGTTGTCTGTATCTATCCCATAACTCTTTAAACGCTTCTCTACCCCCATGTTCTTTAACTTCTTGTTCCCAAAACTTTTTATAGTTTCCTCTGTAAGTACTACTAAAGTTATAACTGAGATCATGCTCTAATAACCATTTGTCTAAATCATATCCATCCCAAGTTTCTAGCAAATGTTTTTTGTAATTTAAACTTGCTTCACACCAATCAAAATAATTTACTGTAGTGTCTTTATGAAAACCGTTCGAGTTTAGTATAGCAAGTGGCTTAAATCCAGCGGCTGCACTAAACAAATGATCAATTAATTTACCATCTGTTCTTACACCTTCACCTGATAGTGTTTCTGTGTTAAATGCGTATACTCTATCCTTTTCTATAAATTCTTGATAGCCAAGTTTGCGTATCCAAGCCGCTTGACTTTGGTTTAGTCCATCATCTTGATCTTTGTTAAGCCATGCATTTGCAAGTTGCTGTGTATTCTCATATGGATATAAAAATACTTTACAATCACGCATGTCATTTGTTAAATTATCTATTCTTATGCCTGCTCGTATAGCAATATCTATCCAGTTGCTTCCATCTGCTGTAATTTCAATATGGCTTTCTTGTGCGTTGTCTGCAGGACCTATCCATTCAGGAGTATAATGACTGTGTACTGTATTTTCACTAAGTTTGTAATTTTGTAGTAAAGGCTTTCTATCCTTAAATACGCCCATTTCATCAAACTTCGGCTTGCCAAGTTCTACCCATTTTTGTAAATTAACAAATAGATATTGTCTATGTAACCCAGGATACGAACCTTGAATTCCTGTTTGTGCTTCTTTGTCCATTATATGACCTATTGCAAAGAAGTCTTTATTGTTATCATAGTAATTTAAACTTTGAGTTATTAAACTAGGGCCTCTAAATAAAAGTAGTCCTTGACATGCAATCATTGCAAATTCTTTATCTTTTTGAAGACTTTGTTCTAATATTTCTTCAACAGTTTTATGAAATCCTACATAACTACACATGCCCATTTTAATCATACGATTAATATAAAAATAGGTCATATCAAAACATCTTTTTTGTAACCACTTATTATCTATGTCACGATTAATATTGAGTATGCCAATTCCTACTCTGTTATCAATTTTTAGATCTTCGTAATAACGATCAATAGTAATACTATTCCAGTCTTTCATTTTACCCTCTATTAGTATAGTAACTTTCTCTTAAGACATAGAAAAAATCTCTAATGCGTCTGCCAAGTTCATAGTGTATGATCATATGTATTCTTGGCTTATCGCTGTTATTATATACAGCATGTACATTAGATATATCCATTAGGAATGCACTACCATTATTATCAAATGGAACTCTGCCATGATCTTTAAAAACAAATCTACAACCTTCAGGATTGTTCAAACTAATATTACAAACACTTAAACGCTTTTCTTCATCTGCTCTATCTTGGTGTGGAAGAATATATCCACCTGGTTCGAGTAACATAAACCTTACACGATTTAAAAATTCCGCTGGCCATACATCAGTTAAAAACTTTTTTGTTACTGGACATTCATCTGCTACCCAAGTCCAATCTAACTGTTTAATTGATTCTTGTCTATCACCATAACTATTCAATGTTTGGGTGTCTTCATTTAGTCCGTGTAGTGTTAGACTTTTCCAGCCTTCGCCGTATTCATCTCTGTGTACATGAAACTTATCTACAAGTGCTTCTGCTTCTGCATACATTTCTTTCCAAGGTTGATTATCTAATGCACTTAATCTAAAACACGGCCAGCCGCTTTCCATTACAACCCATTTAGGATCGAATTGTTCTGGATATATTATGTCTATTTGCTTATCATTTTCGGACAAATATTTCTCTAATTCAGCATTCATGTTTACTTTTTTCTTTACCCCGTGTTGTTAAATATACTTATGCTAGTTTTTAAGGAGTATGTTTAGTCGTGAGATGCAAATATCTTGATAATCAAATCAATGTTGGCACCAACGGATCATATAGATTATGCTGTATGAGCTTAGAACCCGAAGGCGAATACAATATCAAAACACATACACCACAAGAATGGCACAACAGTGAATTCCATAGAGGTATCAGAGAGCAAATGGCTAGAGGTGAATGGCCTGATGCTTGTAGACGTTGTAAAGAAATGGAAGAACACGGATTACAAAGTCAACGTCAAAAAGAAAGAAGATACGGTCCAGGACTTAGCCATTTAGACTTACGTTTAGGCAATAGTTGTAATTTAAAATGTATTAGTTGCTGGCACATGAGCTCTAGTTCAATAGCAGAAGAAGCCGTTGCTATGCACCAAGCAGGTGTTACACCATTGCATGGCGTATTAGACGTTCCACACTTTAATTGGGCTGACGACAAAGCATTTGATAAATTACTTGATCTACCAATACACGAAGTATATATGACCGGCGGCGAACCTATGATGGTAAAACATTTGCCACGCTTTTTAGAAAGGTTAAGTCCAGAAACAATTATACGGTTTAATACTAACTGTACAATTTGGAATCCTAAATTAGAAAAATTACTTAGGAAATTTAATATGGTAATTATGAGTTTTAGTTTAGATGCGACTGACGATCGCATAAACTATATTAGGCACGGCACCAAATGGAAAGAAGCAGAAGAAAATGCAAAACGTTGGGCTGATTTTTGTAAGGTTGATATAAGTCCAACTATTAGTATTTTAAATGCATGGTTCTATGATGATATAAAAGAATATGCAGACAAGCGTAATTGGAGCGTCTTTGAAAATTTACTCATGACACCCGACTGGTTACATGTTAAGAATGCACCCGACGAATTGAAAGCACAATTTCAAGGTGTAGATAAATGGATGAATGAACCTGCTAATCTACTTAAACAAGAAGAATTTAAATATAATATTAATAAGTTAGACAGCTGGCGTAAAATGTATATAAAGGATTACCTACCTCCGGTAGCAAAAGCATATGGACTTAATTAAAACAAATAAACAAAAAAAGCGAAGTGTTTACAAAGGCGATGGTTACTATAGAAAACTATGGCATTTTGTAGATATGATATGGCTAGATGAACATGTAAAAATGCTAAACAGTATTGTTCCTAACTATGTTGTAGACTACGGACATAACGAAGATTCTATGTGGTTAGACACAAAAGAAATAGATGGAGTTCCAGCAAGTACACTAGAACACACACCTGAATTTATAAAAAGAGTATATAAATTTTGTTTAGAAAATATTGAGCAGACTTTACCCTATGTACATGGCGACTGGGTATTAAGTAATATAATTGTTAACGGTGAAAACATGTATATGGTCGATTGGGATAATTGCAATGTATATCCTAAACATATAGTTATAGAAAAAATGCAAAAAGACTTACGTAGTGCATTTGGAGATAAATTTGACCCCTCAAGCATTTAGTTACCCGACTGTTGGAAATAACAACATGATTTATTGTGCGCCATACGGCCTTACTGAATCTGTTGACTACATGATTAAGTACAATCCAACTAATCATTCAATTACTAAAATACCATTATTAGTTGACTCAACTACCGAAAAGTGGCAAAAGGGTATTGTACATAGAAACAAAATTTACTTCCTACCATACAATGAAAGCAATATATTGGTATTAGATACTAATGACGATAGCATAGAATACTTAAATTTAGAAAAGAAAGGACAAGGAAAATATATTCAAGGTCACATATACGGCAGACACATTATAGCATTACCGTACGGCGAGCACGAACCATTTAATTATGTACTAGACATTGATATGCGTACTAACAATGTAACTACTAGACACTTAGCGTTGCCTGATGAAACAAAAAGATGGCATACTACCCAAATGTTAGATGGTATAATTTACGGTTTACCTCGAGGAGAAAACTTAGGAAATACATTTAATTCAAGGATAGAATACGACTGTTTTAATCGTACTTATAAATTAATAGATATGTTGCCTATACTATATGATTATAAAGACGTAAGACATGCTAATAAAAAATGGACAACACTTGCAAAAGCAAATGATAAATTGTATGCAGCACCGTATTGTGAACATAAAGAATTTGACCTTCTTGCAATTAGAAAAGAAGGTTGGGAATATATACAAACCAAACAAACAGGCACTAGCAGAAAATATTTTTCACACACTGTAACAAAAAATGGTAAAATATTTTTTCCGCCAGCAGGCCACGATGAGGACTGGAGCGAAATGCTTGTTATAAACAGTATGACAGATGAATGGTATGTTAAAGATTTAGGCATTGGAAAAGAAAGTAAAAAATATTTTGCCGGAGTTGAGAACAGTAAAGGAAAGTTATACTATATCCCTAGAGGAGGATGTGTTTGCGAGCCAGAGGATACATGGAAAAGCCAAGGTGACTTAGCAGAAATATTAGTTATTGACACAAACACAGAAGAGCATTATACCATAGACGTAAGTAAATATTTTACAGATAATACTACTATTGAAAAGTATAACCAATGTGTAATTATTAACGATATCATATATGCCTTTCCATACGGAGAAAGTGAGAGTTTTCAAACTGTACTAGTATTTGATACAAAAGTTGAAAAAGTTATAAGGACAATAGATTTAAATGATGTATAAAGCATTTGAAGATTTCTACAAAGAAGAAAACATAAAGCACTTATTACTCCTTGACTGGAATGGTATATTAACAAGTCCGCCATTTGCTACTGAACAATGTAAAGAGTATGCAGATGTTTGGCGTTTTAAAAAAGATATTATCAAATTAGATCTACCTCCTGCTACTAGTAAAACTAATGCTCCTATTGTTTTAGATAACGATTTATGGCTTATACCATACGGCATATACGACGAACTTAATATTGTAGTACAAATTAAAGACAACGATGTAGTGTATCACAAATTATCGTTTGCAGGCAAAGGGCAATTTTACAGTATTGCATCAAACGGTACATCTGCGTTTAGTTTTCCTTTAGGATACGAAGATACTAACTACGGACTGTATATTAACGAAGGTAAAGTTAGCGAACACAAACTACCCTACGAAGGCAAAAAATTACATATGGGTACTGTATATTGCAATGGCAGATATTGGAGTATGCCGAGAGGTGATAATCCCGGGTATAACAAACTACTAAGTTTCGACGGTAATAATTTTGAAAGTTTTGAGTTAGACATCAATAGTAATATTACTAGAAAGTTTAGTGATATAATAGTAAAAGACAATACACTTTACAGTTTGCCTTTCGGCGAAACGCCTGGTATGACAGAAATCGTAGAATTTGATACAACTACTAATAGAGCAATATATCATAATTTAACACTAACTAATGACTTTGCTAAAAAATATAATTGTGGCGTTTTAGTTAATAATAAAATAATTGCATTACCATATGGTGACGAATATAGCCAAGATAGTAATTGGGGTGTAGTTTTTGATACTGACACGAAAGAAAGTAAAGTTTTTGATATTGGTCTTAACTTTGGTGGCAAGTACAGATATCGTTGTGGTGTAGCACTAGACAACAAAGCAATATTTTTTCCATCTGGTACACCTAGTTGTCCTATAATGAGTGTAGATGAAAATACAAATATAAAAACATTATATCTTACTGATTATATGTTAGGTCGTCCGTATGTAAAAAATAATTTAATATGCTGTATGTCATATAGAAAAGCCGATAGACAACACTTTATGTTAATATTTGATAGCGAATTAAATTTGCTGGGTAGCTATCAACTCTTTGCGTAGATATATATCACTCAAACAGTAACATTTATCTTTACCGCATGTAATTGTACTATTAGGTAAAGTATATTTTTCTAAATTACCTATTTTGCCGCCTTGCTGACACTCGGCACGGTATATGTCTCCCCACATATCAATACTAATCATATCTAATCCTGCCCAGCATTTCCAACCTTTGTGTGCATTAAGCTCATTAACTATTAAGTCATTTGCATTAATATCTTTACCATTTAATAGTAGGCCGCCTCTGTGTAACTTTGTATCATCTAATTTACGTGTATAAGGCCAATTAGTAATAATGTTTTGCTGTGATGTTGAGTATGCACTAACTTCGTTAGTAGGATATCCTTCAATTTCTTGTTTATCTAAAATTACCTTTGGCCATATCATTACATTGTCGCTACAATTAAATAAACGTTCTGCAATATCTAATAGTTCATCAAAACTATCAGGTAACATCATAAGATTAACAGCAACAGGACAAGTCATTACTTTTATAACTTCTATTATATGATCAATATTAGCAAATTCAGGATGATAACTGATAATCATTCCGTCAGTGTGTTCTGTTATCTCTGCGAAGTATTCTACTTTTTGACTTGCGTTGGTTAGAAAACTAAAGTATTGGCCTTGTTGTTTTACAAGTTTAGCCATGTCAATAAAATGTTTCCAATAAGTAGGTTCGCCGCCTGAAATCCTATAGCAAATTTGTTTGCCATTAGCATCAAAGTTTTCTACAAAATTTTTAACCGTGTCCCATTTTTTATGGCCTGTACTTCCGTCATGAAGTCTGCTTGGACAATAAGAACAACGGTAATTGCATTTATTAGATAGTGTCCAACTAACTAAAAACCAATCTTCTTTTGCAGGGTCTTTGTAAGAAAGTTTCATTCTGCCATTGTGTTATTTAAAATTAGTTGTTGTGTACGTTCATTTAATTTTACTGTTAAAATTAATGAATACAGATTATCACTAAAACTAAACACACTGTGATCTAATTGAAAGTTTGTAAAGTAAACAAATCCAGGTTCTGGGTATAATGGCTTGCCGTCTACCATTTGTACATAATTTTCAGGACTACAACGTCCAAACACTACTAGCAATCTAAAATATTCTGGACTTACACCGTGAAAGTCTCTGTGCGGAGGAAAGAAGCCTCCTTGGTCAACACGCAATAAATGTACACGACCAATATCTGGTGCAAAAACATCTACTAGTTTTGCAAGCTCAGGAATATTATTATACACCTCTGTTGGTGTGTTAAAGTTTTCTTCCTTCATTTCTATGTCATGGTATTTCTGCATATGACCAAAACTATTCAAATGGTAATTGTCCATAACATCACCGGTGTGACTTGTTACTGGTAACCCCCAGCGATTATTGTGAGTGTCTTTTTTAGCATTGTACGGACACCAATTATCTTTAAACTGTTCTAATTGTTGTTCAACTTGGTGATGGTCAATATGCCATTTAAGTTTTACTTGGTTACCTAAGTTGACTAAACTTTGCCAACGTAGTCCTCTTTCAATTTCTTCAGGTGTCATATATCTCTCAATTCTTTAAACGTATTTCTAAAGTTTAATTCTCTTGTTTTGTCGCATATTTCTAAGTATTGTACAGCCGCCGGAAGTTTATGTGACCAATCTTCTGAATTCATGTAATCAACTAAACCTAACCAACGCATTTTGCCATAAGCATTATTAATAAATTCATGTGTGTTAATACTATTAGCAAACTTACTTATCGTATCTGCGGCTTGGGCTTTTAAGTCTTGAGGTAGTACTCGCACATTTAAGTAGGACGGTAAGTACACTAAATGTAACCCTATTATACCTCCGCCATATGGCGCACGATTTATTTTTTTAAAGTTTTGATCTAACTTCCATTGTGCAAGTTCTACTAAACTGTGTACATTAAGAAGTTGTACGGCGCAAGCAAGATTAACAGTTATATGATCTGATGTATTATCAAGTAAATGCATATTCTCTACAATACTATCCCACTTACTCGGATGTCTTATGTAATCATTTTTTTCGCCAACACTGTCAACACTAAAGTTAAATTTTACTTCTTTAAAATATTCCCACATATCAAGCAATCTTTGTGATATGTCTGTAGCATTACTATTATATCTAAGTATACAATCTTTTGCATAACCTTCGTCTATCATAAATTGTAGTATTGCATAATGTTCCGGTATGAGCAATGGTTCTCCGCCAGCAAAATATAATTCTTTTATATAGTGTGCTTGATTTTTTACAGAGTCTAAGAAACTACTTTTCTTGTACCATACATAATCAAAACTAGGATCCCAGCCTTGATCTTGTTTCAAATCTATAAGTTCATATTTTGGATATTGTAATTTCCAATCTTTAATCCACTTTGAGCTATCATGCGGACTACACATAATGCATTTTAAATTACATAGGTTACCTAATCTTAAATCAAAGTAAGGTATGTTTACAGGCAACGTGCCATCTTCTTGTGTTTGATCAACAATTTCTTGTACATTGATCCTTTCATTCCATACCTCGGTTTCCCAATTCCTTTTGCTTTTTATACCTTTTGCCTCTTCTTCAAAACATTTTTTACAACTTAAAGGAATTTCATCATTAAGCATTTGCAATCTAGTATTACGCATTTGCTCACTATTCCAAACTTCTTCGATAGTATGATCACGTAGATTCATGTTAACACCATCTTGTTTAACAAGTCCTACTTCCTTGTTGTCAGTCTTGCCTGCGCCACTAGCGTTTGCTGTACAACAAACTCTTACATCGCCATTTGGTCTAGTTGCCAAATGTATCCATGGCAAGGGGCAGAATGTTTTACCCATTAAATTTATGTCCTATAATCATATATCTTGTGTACTTAGGTGTTTTAAATTCTCCTACATATGCAACATATACTTTTGATTGCTGTACAAAGTCTTCCATACTTTTTGCACATCTTACGTGTTCATCAAGGTCAACATAGTTATTACTTTGTAGTACTACCTTTGTACCTGGTTGAATATTACTTAACCATTTGTCATATTGCTCTTGTGTTAAATGCTCGCAACTAGTGTTAATAGCAACATCTGCATCTGTAGTGTACTCGCACATATCTGCTGTTGTGGCAGTAAATCTTCCGTCCATGTGATAACGCATGTTAATAGTTTCTGCAATAGTTTTACAAACAGGATCAATATCTATGCTTTCTATTTCAGGTATTGCAAGATCACTATTAAAGAGTAAACTTGCAAGTACTCCATTCCAGCCACCGTAAATAGCAACATTACCTTGAAGTTTATATTCTTGCATTTGTTCTATTAACCAAAGTTTACTGTGTACTTGGCCTTTCCAAAAACTTTCTAGTGTACGATATCGATTTTCGCTGTTACGAATTGCGTCCATCCAAAACAGTACATCTTCAATATCAACTTTCAAATTGAGCTCCTAGTTTATCAAACTTGCCGCATTGTTTTTGACATTCTTTTAAACAACCGTTTGACCATGTGTTTTCGATACTACTAAAAAAGTTACTGTCAAATATTTCTTGCAAAGTATGGTTATTAAGATTAGGAAAATTTCCTATTTTATCCATGTAATCAATTCTACTTTCACTTACTGGTGGTAGCCATTCTAAATCTAACCAACAACAGGGTGCAATGTTACCGTTAGCAGCAACATATATAGATTGAGAGTTTTGTGCTTTGCAAGTTATTGTTGGGCTTATTTCTTGTTTTGCTTCTTCTACTATTTTTATAAAACTTTCACTTGTTTCTGTAGGGTACAAAATATCAATTGTTTTTCCAGTATCATCTAAAACATTAAATTGGCCATTTTTAAATCTACTAGAATTTTTGTACTTAAAATCACTAAAGCCTAATTCACTTGCAAGTTGTCTACATTCATCTACTTGATGTTTGTTGTGACGGAACACTAACATATCCCATCTAGCATTGCCGCCTGCATTAATAAACGTTTTTGCATTTTCTAGTATAGTGTGAAAGTCTGTGTTTATTCTATAGCGAGAATGTGTATCTTCTAGTCCGTCTATTCCAAATACTACAGTTACATCTACACTAGCAAGTTCTTGCCACCATGTACTATTCCTTGCACTACCATTTGTATGCATTTGTAAATTAATGTTAGGATTTACTTCACGCAAGTATTTGTATATGTCAAGTGTTTCAGTATTAATAATAGGATCACCTAAGTTACCACACATATTAAGTTTGTCAAGTTGTTGTATAAAACTAACTGAAAACCATTCTTTGAATGTTTCTAAGGTAATATCATCTAATGTTACATATGGCATCATAGGACCGCCTTGCATACGTCTTGGACACATCGGGCAACGTGCTTGACATCGTGAAGTAACTTCTAGATGTATGTCTCTTATTTGATCCAACTTATACATTGCGCCAACCTTTGTTTAGTTCTTTTATCTGCTCAAAAACATTTGAATTTATTTCGTGTGTATTTAATGTAGATATTAAGAAGTCTAAATCTTTTGGCAAACATTTACCGTCAAATCCTCTAGTACCATCATGCCCTGGTACATCTAAATATGATTGTTTTGGTTGCACAGCAAGAAACATATCTTTTATATTATTATAGTCTGCATCAACACTATTTGCTAGATCGTAAAATATATTTGCAAACGCTATACGGATTACAGCAAGATTATTTGAAAACATTTTTACAAGCTCTGCTTCTGCTGTAGAACATACTATTATGTCTTCATCATATCTAAGCCATGTCGGAATATCACTATCACATCCTACAACCAAAGGACGATTAAGACAGTCTTTTTTCCAATGTCTTTCACGTAAAAACTCCGGCATGTATATTAAGCATGATTTGTTTATCTTTTTACACGTACCAAGTGGCAATGTACTACGGATTATAACCGTGTCTGCTTTGAGTTTTTCTACTTCACTAATTAAAACATCAATGTCATCTTTTGTGTTAGTAGGTATACATACAAACACTGTATCTGCATTGTCTAATACACTTCTATCTGTGCCTAATTTAATATCATGTATAACTGTATCGTCAGGTAATCCTAATCCCAATTTGGTTGCTTTGCCAACAAATCCATACCCTAATATGCCAAACATTACTTTTTCCTCTTAGGTATTTTGCTATCTGCACTACTTACACAACTATTAGTAACACACTTAGATGGTGTCTTAAACAGCGTAAAACCGTCTGTAAGCGTGCCTAAGGGTTCTTCATGGCAACTGTATGCCCGCTTTACTTCATTGCTACGTATAATGCAACTTTGATACCCTGCATTACAGGTCCAACCTTTAAACTTATTAAAGCCAAAAGCATTAAAACGTTCTGCTTGATCTAATTCGTACTCTATTCCTTTATTGTCTTTGAGTAAGATTTGTGCGACTTGTTCGCCTTTCCATGTTTGTGGGAATCTTGTTCGCATTCTAGTAATTTGCTCATCTGTGTAACCTCCAACCACGAAGCTGGCGGTAGGGTCGGACTGGGGTTTGAGAGTGACGTTAATACCTCTGGTGGCAAATCGTTCCAAACGCTCGTAAAGCTCTTCAAACTTTTCTGGAACCATAACTTGATTGATCGTAACATAAACGCCTCCTTCCATAAGTGCAAGACATTTATCTCCAAAATCTTGTTCGTTAGCAAACTCATCATGGAAACTTGCTGTAATGCTTCTGCGTTGTAATGTACTAGTGTATTTAATAAATCTGTTCCACCAAGATTGTGCAGGTGATAAATTTGTTGTCATGTGTAGACTTTGATACTCTGCATCAGGATCCTCTGCATAATATTTTACTACAGTACCAAATTGTTTATACGCTGTAGGTTCTCCTCCACTAAAACTAAAGTGGAAATCTGTAAAGTTATTTGCACGAGCTTGTGTCTTTATACTATCTATGGTGTTTAAGTATAATTCTAAATCTTGATGATCAGGGGTACTAGATCTTGCGTATGGCCAGCAATAAGAACAGTTATAATTACAAAATCTAGCCAATATCCAAGAAACATTAAAAAGATGGCTCTTTAACATCGTTTGTTGGCCAAACTCTGTTATATCTTGCCAAGGTATTTGGTCGTAATTACTCATAAAATCTTTCCTCTAACCACTGAAAGTCATTTATAAGTGCTAATACATCTGGCTTGTTTTTATTAGCACTACCAAATTCTCGCCCTTCAATTGCACCTTTAATAGCATACTCCCCATACGGACTGTCTTTTCCTACTGTGGTCCAGACTTCTAAACGCTGTTCTGTTTCCTCGTCTTCCTGTCCTTTAATAATTTTACTTGAAAGTTTTGTACATTCTCTAAATGCACTTTTCCATGTGTTAAATGGATCTGTGTTAAACACTGTATAATTACTTAGTTGATCAACAACCTTAAATTTATCACTAATACTAGTTGTCATATCAGAACTATTAACATCTACATTTGCTGTAAGCTCAGTAGGCAATAATTTCACACCACCATACCCGTACTCTAAGTCATTAATTGGATTTTTACTTCTCCAAACATGAACTGTAGTTTCCTCCCATACTGGCACTTGATAGTTAAAATTAAAATCATCAACTAATTCGGCATCGCCGTCGACAACAAAAAACATATTTGTAGAACAAAGTTCAGCAGCTTTTTTGTGTGCATTATGAATTCCTTTTACATCTCTTACCCATCTTAAATTAGTAAAAGGATTGCTTGTTCTAATTTTATCTTGTATCATTGAAAAATGTTTATCAGCATTTTTTTCTTTATAACTTATAAACACTACATCATACGGTATAGGCTCTGATATAATTTCTTCATGCTCTTTTCTAGTTACTACATACCTACTGTTAAATTCTCTTTTGCCTAACTTGTGCTTTGTTGTACTTAGAACTACGCCATTGTGATAAGTAGGCTCACCTCTAAACATGTGTTTGTATACATGATGCATTTCTCTATCAGCATCATAACGACCATCTGTTGGACTATAGTAAAAGTCAAATATTGTTTGATCTGTAATTTTTACGTTATCCCAAATAATCCAAAAAAGAGGACTTGTTTCTGTTTCAACAATTTTTTCATATTCTTCATATGTACTAATTACATGCCTAGGATATCTAAATCTACTTACTGGCTGTTCATTTTCTTTTCTGTTTATTATAAACCTATGTTCTATTTCTTTTTTTGATAACGGCTTATTCACAGAAGCTAACAACAGTCCTCCATGATAACTTATAGTATCATTACAAAATGTAGGCCATACATGATTTTCGTTTCTATCATAACTATTATGATGACTAAAGTATGACGAAAGTATAACACTTTCTGTAATTTCTACATTCTTCCAAACACACCAAAACATTTCGGTATGACTCTTTTGCAATGCTTCTTCGTAATCTTCATATTTGTCAATATGAAATATATCATACACAGAAGGCATGCTTGCTACAATATCTATTTCTTTTTTATTAACAAAAAATCTATGTTTAATTTCTTTTTTTGATATATGTTTATCTTTAGGAACAAGACAAACACCATCAAAATGTTTGTCATTTAGAAATGTATGAACATACTTTTTATCCCATTCGGGAACATCGTAGTCAAAATTAAAATTATCTACAATTTCTATATCGTCCCAAACGACATAAAACATATCCGTAAGAGACTTGCGCATTGCCTGTTCAAAACTTGATGCGTACTTAACTGTTGGAAATCGTTTACACAATTTTTCGTATAGTGCTTTGTTTCCTTTTTGTGATACATAAATGATATCATACATCTTATTATTATACTACTTTTTTAAGAACTAGTCAAGAAATATTCTTCTGTAGATTTTACAATATTTCTTGTAATTTCATGCTTAAAATTTATGTTGCTATATACTTGTGCGTTCTTTTTTAAGATAGGTTCCCAACTTTTTAATAATGGATATCTTTCCTGAGGTGTTAGATGATACCAATATTCTAATGTATCATGGAATTCAGAGAATCTTACATTGTGATCTTTTTTGCTATCATAAGTTGTATCTAATCCAGGAAATCTTAAATTGATGCCTATATTATCAAAATAATCTAGTATTCCAGGTTGTCCTAATATTATACACGGGTGTCCAATAGCAATACATCTAAATGTTTTTTCAGTAATGAACAAACCAGGTTCTTCAAAAAACGTTTCTGTAACAATACTGAGCTGACTTGCATTGTAAATGTCTCTATTTGTTACATTACCCAAGCCGCCAACTTTATTATCTACATCTACTTTGTATCCATACCCTGATATTAAGTTGTCTTTTACAAAGTTTATAATGTTTTTTTCACACCATTCTATGTGTTGCTTTCTGTGAGGTCGATCTGTTCTATTAAGACTATTTAACTTTGCTATGCTACTATGGTTGCGTAGAACTTTTTCTATGCATAAAGGCTTATCTGAATTGTAGGCTTCTTTAGCGTCCCATTCTATGCCGCCTTGTATTTCTAACTTAGGATAAACATTTGCATTTTTACACCATACTAGATATTCGTCATTTAATTTTAAATTACCACTTACAATCAAAACACTTCCATTTGGCAAATTCCTTTGTTCCATATCATGATGTAATGCCTTAAATGAATTCCAATTTTTATTAATATACGAATCACCTTCTACAATACTTATAATTGCAATTCTACATTTCCCTTGTTGTACAAGATGTATTACTTCAATAGGAATATTTATTAGTGTATTAAAGCCATCAATATCTGATACATCGCCAGTCCATTGATGCGATAGTTTAGAAACTTCGATAGGAAAAATACATTCAGTACTTGGCTTGCCGAAGCCAATTCCTAGTTCAGGTATTTTATATCTTTCAATAAAGTCCTTATACTTTCGTACTTCTTTTATTTGAGGCACATGATCTAGATTCAATCTGTCTGGTCTTATAAATTGAAACTTCATTATATACCTCTTGTAAGTATTACACCGTTATTACCACTGTATGCTATGTTATAACCATGTATTACCGCATAAGGTATTACAGGCCCATTTTTACCAAAGTATACTCCTGCACTTTTGTTGTATGGTGTATCGTCACATATAATTAAACTTTGATCGTGCATGTATGGCATACAATTAATCATCTGTTCAAGATGCTCACGTTGGCAATCAAAATTTGACATCTTAACACCCATAGCATTATATTCGTCTATTAGTTTTTGTTCCGCAGGACGTATATTGTCCATAGTGCTTATCCAATCATAATTATCAAGATACAAAATCTTAATTTGTTTTTTTAATTTAGGTAATTCCTTTTTTGTCCATTCGGCTCCAGAATTTGTAATAACAAAAGTAGTGTGTTTTAGATGGCTTAATGTTCTAGATGCAAAATCTGTTACATCGACTGAATAAAAATCTACCCAATGATCGTTTGCTACAGAATTAAACCATTCTGTGGACCCTTCGCCTCGCTCGCTTCCTATTTCTAATATAATAGACGAGTTAACTTTTAGTTTATCTACAAAAGGTTTTGCATACAAATGAAAATTAGCCATTTTGCTTCTCTATAAGTAGATTATAATTATATTCAGTGCGTTCTTTTAATTCGCTAATGAGCTTTTGATATTCCTCGGATGGTAGATTACAAATTCTGCTTATTTCATCAACAATCATACTAAGTCTAACTTTGTTATCAATTTGTGTATTATAACTTTCATCTATTAAAGTGTCAAAT